CAAGATGGTCAATCAGAGATGTTATTGGTAAGCAAATGGATGATGGGATATATGACAAGAGTATTGTTGTACCTGCATTGACCGAAGAAGGAGAAACATTCTGTGAATCAGTAATGACAACAGGTGAGTACCTAGAGAAGAAGAAGAGGACAGAAAATTCTATTTGGTTAGCAGAGTACATGCAGCAACCTATTGATGTAGAAGGTCGTCTATTTAGGGATCTGAAATATGTAACTAAAGAAGAGTTTGCACTAATCAGCAAGACTACTGATGTTGCTGGTAATGAAGTGTCCAGAATCGAGGGAGCAGTAGCATACATTGATGTGTCCGACATGGGTAAAGACTTCACTTCAATGGCAGTAGCAGTGGTAATTGGTAAGCAATTGTACATTGTTGACTACCTGTTTAACCGAGATAATACGGACATTACAATTCCGATGTGTGCCGAGAAGTTAAAGAAATGGAATGTATCTTATGTCAGAGTGGAAAGTAATTCAATGGGAGCCATGTTTGCTAGACAACTGCAAACAATTACAGAAACCAAAGTACTGCAAGTGTACAATAGCACGAACAAAATTACTAGGATCATTATGAACGCAGGATATATCATGAACAACATGAATTTTGTTAAGAATGATAACGCAGATAGTGAGCAATTTATGCAAAATGTGGTGAGTTTCAGTAAGGAAGGAAAGAATAAACATGACGATGCACCAGATTGTTTAGCAGGATTATCTATATTTGTTCAGTCCATGTTTAGGAATTTAGTATAAATTTGTAGGTAAATGATGTTATGAAATGTTAGATAATACGAATAATTGGAACTTTCTCGAGAATCTGTTGGGGTTTAACTTCAACAGAAACCGTAGATATATTGAGCAATTCCGTCAGTATTTGCCTTATCAGAATCAGATATGGGGAGTAAAACAGGCAGTATGGATTGACACTAATCATGCATACCGACATTACTTGGATATACCGGAGTTACGTGCAGTAATCGACAAACGAGCATCAATGATGTCTGCTGCAATGCCATGTCTTTACGACAAGGATGGAAACAAGGTCGAGAAGCATTGGATATATGACTTGATAGCAAAGCCAAATCCTACACAGTCTTGGAGTGATGTGATATACTGCTTGTCTGTTAATGATGCCCTTTATTCAAACTCATTTGCATTCGCACCTGCAAGAACACTAGGAGTAAGGAACTTGATTGTTCCGTTACCCAGTCATAAGATGCAGATTAAGTTATCTGGCAAGACACTGAAACAAATGGACATAGATGGCTTGATCGAAGGATACAAGTTTGCTTATGATGACGAGTATTACGAGAACTTCACTGTTGAGGAGATTTTGTACCTATGCACAACAGATGGAATGAACATAATCAATCCTTCGTCAAAGATTGAAACACTAAAGTACCCTTTGTCAAATATCAAGGCAGCATACAACAAAAGGAATGTATTGTTGGAGAATCTTGGAGCAATAGGAATCCTGTCTGCACAGAAAACGGATATGGCAGGAGCAATGCCAATGGATCCACAAGAGAAGAAGAACATTCAGATGGACTGGTACAGACGAAGCAAGGATGAATTGATAATCACCGAAGCACAAGTCGATTGGAAGCCTATGTCCTTTCCCACTAGGGATTTGATGTTGTTTGAGGAAATGACTGCTGACAAACTAGCAATCATTGATGCATACGGATTGAATGCCAACCTTTTTTCAAGTGAGCAAGGTAGCACGTTCACCAATGTACGAGATAGCATCAGAATGGTGTATACTGACACAATCATTCCGGAGACACAACAGATGTATGATGCAATCTGCCAACAATGGGGACTGTCTGACGAAGGTTATTACCTAGAAGCAGACTTTGGTCATTTGAAGGTATTACAAGAGGATGAGGAACGAATTGCACGAGTTCAAAGCACAAAGGCAGACACTTTGCAAAAGATAATCAATATGGGAGTACCTTTGTCAGAGGAAGAAATTCGTACTATGATGGATATTTAATGTATATTTGAGCATGAAAAAGGAAATAAGCAAGTACTCAATTAAGTCAACTGGCGAGATAAAGGACATGTCTACCGACAAAAGAGAGGTAGCAATTTACTTGTCAAAGTTTGGAAACATTGATAGTGATGATGATATGATCCAAAAGGGAGCATTCACCAAAAGTATCATTGAACGTGGTCCAGAAAGTGCATCCAACAGAAAGGTTGCATTTTTGCGTTACCATGATTGGGAGCATCAGATAGGTAAATTCTTGACCTTACAAGAGGATGATTTTGGATTGTTTGCAGTAGCCAAATGTGGTATGAGTACCAAAGGTGAGGATGCATGGCAGGATTATCAAGATGGCATAATCAGTGAGCATAGTATTGGTTTTCAATATGTTGCAGATAAGATTAAGTGGGTTGAGGATATGACCATTGAAAAAGGTGGATACTATTTGATAACAGAAGTAAAACTGTATGAGGGATCTGCAGTGCTTTTTGGTGCAAATGATATGACACCTGTGGTAGAGGTAATGAAATCAGAACAAAGAATTTCGTTTGCCCAGAAATTGTCCAGTGATATTGATAGTGTGGCACGAGCAATCACAAGAGGACAAGGTACAGATGAAAGATTGTACGAACTAGAAATGAAATTAAAGTATTTGAATAGTCAATTATTGTTACTTGCACAGACCGAACCGCTTGGTATCAAGCATTCTGTAACTGGTGAGCCAACTGAATTAGGCAATTCATTTGATTGGAGTAAAGTAATTAGTAACCTAAAAATCTAAAAAAAATGGCAGAAAATCTAACGCCGGAACAAGTAGTTGAGCAAATCGAAACAAAGTTCAACGAAAAGATGAGTGGAATGGCTAAAAAGTCAGACATTCAAGAATTGAAAAGTGATATTGATTCACTAAAAGGATTGACTGAAAAAAGTCAAGCAATTGAAACTGCAATCGCAGGATTCGAAGCAAAATTGGAAGCAATGGCAGAAAAGTCAAAAAAGGAGAATCCTAAAAGACTTGGTAACATCGGTGATCAAGTAGTAAAAGGATATGAAGGTCAATTGGAAGCCATCAAAGGTGGTAAGTCAATTGAATTGAATATCAAGGCAGATACTACAATTACAGGAGACTACACCGGAAACATTGCGTTGTCTACACTTGAAGCAGGTGTTAACCGCATTGCTCGTCAAGTACCAAAACTTCGTCAAGTTGTGAACGTAGGAACTACAATTAGCAAGTTTGTAACTTACATTCAGCAGACCTTAATTTCTTCTGCATCTTTTGTTGCAGAAGCAGGAGTTAAGACAGAAGGTGAGTTGAAGTACCAAGAGGTATCCAAAGAGGTGAAGAAAGTAGCAGGTTTGATCAAGGTTTCTAAAGAAATGCTTGAAGATTTGAACTTTGTTCGTAACGAAATCAATGTTGACCTTTTGGCTACGCTTGAAGATCAGATTGAAAACGGAATCTTGAATGGTACTGGTGTTGGTGCTAACTTGGAAGGATTGTTGACAACAGCACCTACTTTTGCAGCAGGTACTTTTGCAGCATCTGTTCCACAAGCAAACATTGCTGACGTTATTCGTGTTGCAGTAGCAAACATTCAAGCATCTAAATTCACGCCTACACACGTAGTTTTGAATCCAGTTGATGTTGCTAAAATGCAATTGACCAAAACTTCTGTTGGTGAGTACACGTACCCTATCTTCTATGTTGATAACTTGACAGGAGAGCCAAAGGTAGCCGAGTTAACTTGTGTTTCTACAACTTGGATGACTGCAGGTAACTTCTTGGTAGGTGATATGAGCAAGTCAAATATCCGTATGCGTGAAGATATGAACATCTCTGTAGGATACGTGAATGATGACTTCCAACGTAACATGGTATCAATCCTTGCAGAAGCACGTTTGGTACACTACGTTAAAGCAAATGACGTGAATGCATTCTGTAAAGGTGTAATCGCAACTTGTATCACTGCAATTAACAAGCCTTAATTAGCAACCGATTAAATTAGCACAACATGGCAACTGATAGAAAACGCAAACCTGTAGACATCAAGGTAGATACACCAAAGGTTGATGCAACGTTGGTTACGGATGGCAAAGGCAACCTTAAAGCCACCCTTGACACGAAGCGTGTAGACGTGGAAATCACCAAAGATGATGAAGGATTGCATGTTCACGTGGACATTGATGACAAAGAAGAGTACGAATTTGAATCCAATGGCAAGTCCGGAAGTATGCCTAAAGGCACAATCTGGAAAGTTACTGGAGAGTTCGCTAGAATCTTTTTGAAACAAGGACTAGGTAAATTGAAGAAGTAATGGTTTTTTTGACACCAAGTGATTTCGTAGGTAAGTTTCAATTGCATCGTGGTATGTATGATACCGCAAAGATTGAGACATACATTGAACGGTACGAGAAAAAGTACCTTGTTCAGTTGTTCGGAGTTGAGTTATACAATGAGTTTATGGGTGATTTGGGAGGTAGTACTCCCAAGTCCCCTAACTTTTTGACTATATTCGAACCGTTCAACGAGCAACTTATGTTCAATGAAATTGCCCAGTCGGAAGGAATCTTGGATATGTTGAAAGGCTTCATCTACTTTGAATACGCCAAAGACTTGTACAATCAGATGACACCCTTTGGACAAGTTATGCCCACAAGTGAGAATAGTCAGAATGTACCTACCTTGAACAACTTGATGTACACTAGGTATAACGAATCAGTAAAAACATATCGTGCTATTCAAGCATATATGTTGTACAATCAAGGTTCGCCTACTGGTCAAGTAATTGAGTTTTGGTTTCCAAACATTGGTAATGGCTATTTGCAGAACTACTATCAGGCAGCATGGATCAACGGATCCGGAACAGGATTTCAGTGTGATGTTATGATGAATTTGATAGGAGCAGTATACACTAACACTGTAACCAACGCAGGAACAGGATATGTCAATAGTATGACACCTTCTGCAACTACAGGTGGAGCAGGTAGTGGATGCACATTGTTACTTCAAACCAATGGTGGTGGTGTAACACTTGCTAGTCCAGACAATAGTGGTCAAGGATATTCAGTAGGTGATGTACTCACTATTCAAGATGGTAACAATGATGCTACAATTTCTGTAGATTCGCTTGGAACAGGATCAGTCAAAGAGTTAAAGAATATCGAACGAGGTATCAATTACCAAGTTGGAGACATGCTAGAACTAGATGCAAATGATCCCAGTATCACGAATGCAATCATGGAAGTCTTGTATATTGGAAAGGGAGACTATCGTTTGTTTGCAGGTAAGAACCTAGAATACGCATATTGGTTATGACAAAGGAAGTATCTTCAATAGTTCAGAATATCGTTGGTAATGTCGACAATGTAATTGTTGGCACTTATGATGTATTGACCGGAAGAACTTACTGTTGTAAGACTAAATGGGCGAGAATAGGTAAAACTTGCACTGATTCAAATGGTCTTGTTTGGACAATTACGCAAGTAGTAGATGATCAGTATATCGTTGGTGTAGGTCAGTCCGGTCCATTGGAAGGAGACATCGAATTAGCAATGCCATATTGGTTGACTGGTACGAAAATATCAGCCAACAGAGAATGGACAATTGCAGATAATGATTTGCTCAATAAGACACCTATCGTATGGTTGTTAGAATTGATTAAGTATAAGGCATTTGGAAGAGAAAGTACATTTGATTGGGAATCTGAATTACGTTTGTTCGTATTAGACGAGACCAATGTAACTGACTTCTATGTAGCCGACCACAGAGAGCAGGTAGTATTGCCTATGGAAAATCTTGTGGATGAAATAATCAAAGTAATCAACAATGACAGGAAATTTGTAAGAGTAGAGAGTTATGATGTGTATTCTTTTAGTAGATTTGGTGTAGAAAAGGATCAAGGGATGTTTCAGAATATCTTGGATGCTAATTTATCGGGAGTAGAGTTAAGAATTGTGCTGAAAAAGTATAAAGAAAATTGTAAATGTTAACGCAAAAAAATAGAAAAAATGGCAGGATGTAATTGTAATATGGGATTGTCCAACACTGGTCGCCCGAATTGTGTACCTATTCAGTCTGTAACAAGCAAACTGATAATGGTTCCGTTAAAAGATAACGCAGGAAATGATAACTTCATTGATTTGACTAGCCAGTTGCCAAACTGGTTAGATTTGGTTAATGAAGCAGATTCATCATTGCGTTGGTTTCCGCTACCTGTATTCGAGAACGTAGAATTGCCAAAGGCAGATTCGAAATTTGAAGAAGCAAACAGTGGTCGTATGGTTTTCCTACGTCAAGGAAAACGTAGTTTCTCTGGAGAGTTGTGGGCAGATGATAGTTCACCTACATTGTTAAGCAAATTGCAAAACAATCGTTGTGTGGATTTCGGTGTTTACATCATTGACATCAATGGTAACTTGGTTGGTTCTAAAGTAGGAGACTATTTGTATCCTATCAAAGTAGACAATCCTTCATTCGATCCGAAGTTGATGTTTGCTACTGATGCAACAGTTCAGAAAATCATGGTTGCATTTGACTTTGATCGTTTATTCGATGAAGGTACTTTGTACATGATTACTGCAACAGAAGCAGGTATTGACTTCAACACACTTGATGGTCTTGTAGATGTTAATGTATTAAATGTTGTTGAGATCGCAGGTCAAGACATCACTTTTGATGCAAAACTTGACTACGGAACTGCATTGAATCCTATCTTGTTCAAGGGAGCAACATTGTCAGACTTCAAATTGTACAACAATGACACGTCTACTGTTGAGTCAATAAACTCTGTTGTTGAGAACTTGCCAACTGAAGGTAACTACACTTTGGACTTTGGTTTCAATGGTGGTGATTCGTACACTTTGACTATTGTTCGTACCGGATACACTGGTTCGTACACTTGGACTGCAAACTAATTTGTTATGGCACAAAAGAAAAAGATACCGTTTACGCTAGATGGCATACGAGGATTTCAAAGTTTGAATGATGCACTAAAGTATTATTCGGCAAGAGAGAACGGTGCCAGATCACAAAGAGCAATCGTAGAATTGTACAATCAAGCATACGAGTTCAATATAGGTAAGATTAGTGTTAATCTAGGACAGTTCAAAGATGGCACTAAATTCAATGTAGACAAGTTGCAAGACTTTTTCAAACGAAAAAAATTGTTTCAGAATGATAAACAACTTGATTCGATTTTGCAAAGAGTAAAAAAAGTAACTGAAACATGGAATGGTGGAAAACCTAGTGATGTTTTTGCTAAAGAAGCATAGATTGAACAAAATAGTAATTAGAAGGGGGTGCAATTGCATCCCTTTCTTTTTTTGGTGTAAATTTGTTGGATATGAGTAGTCTTTTTGAAAATACTAAAGTCATGAATTTGCTTCGAAATGTATCCCAGTTCGAGACCAGAGAAGTATGGCGTAGTATATTTAGTGAGGCACAATTCCAAGAATTTATATTAGATTTGATACGGATACATCAGTTGTTTGAACAAGGTATTGATGAAACTGGGGATGTTATTGGATACTATTCGTGGGCGACAGAGAACATGTATAATCCCGAAAAAGTAGAAGGAACGCCTTACACCTTGAAAGACACCGGAGCATTCTATCGTTCGATGGAAGTAACACTTGGGGATCTGGAATTGACTATTGATGCAGATCCGATGAAAACAGACAAAACAGGCAACAGAACAAATTTATTTGAAAAGTATGGCGAAGGGATTATTGGACTTGCTGACGAGAGTAAAG